GAATTTATAAGATATGGGAAGAAAACCTAAAGAAGAAGTCGTTGAATCTTCTGGACCAAGTGCGTCAGATAGATTATTATCATTTTTAAAAGATAACAAAGAAGATCATTACAATTTTGAAGAGGAGATTTATTACAAAGTTTCCACTGGTAGCTTGAATCTAGATATAGCTACTAGCGGTGGTCTTTGCCCCGGACTTCATAGATTTATCGGAATGAATGAAGGTGGAAAGACTTCAGAAGCACTAGAAGTAACAAAGAACTTTCTTAAAACAGTAGAAAATTCTAGAGCTTTACTTTTTAAAGCTGAAGGAAGATTAAGTAAAGAAATTAAAGACCGATCTGGAATTAAATTTGTAACCGATCCTAAAGAATGGGTTGATGGAACTTGTTTCGTATTCGAATGTAATATTTTTGAAACAGTTTCAGAATTAATGAAAGACTTAATTCAATCAAATGATGAAAATAAAAGATATATCTTTATTCTTGATTCTGTTGACGGTTTAATGACTAAAGGTGATTCGCAAAAAAGTATGACAGAAGCAACTAAAGTTGCAGGAGGCGCAGTTATTTCTTCAATGCTTATGAAGAAGATTTCTCTCGCTCTTTCCAAAAGAGGGCATATGGCTATCTTCATAAGTCAAGTTAGATCTGATATTAAACTTGATCCTTATGCAGCGAATAAAGATATTCGTCAAACTACCGCTACTGGTGGAAATGCGTTGTTACATTTCGCCAACTGGATTCTTGAATTTGAACCAAAGTTCAATAAAGATCTTATCCTCGAAAAGCCAAATGAAAAATATGACGCTGTAAAGAACAAAATTATTGGACATAATGTTAAGATTGCAATCAAAAAGTCAACGAACGAATCTACAAATTCAAAAGTGCAATATCCTATTAAATATGGGCGTAAAGATGGTTCATCAGTATGGAAAGAATATGAAGTTATTGATCAAATTCTCGCATGGGAATTTGCAATAGCGAAGGGCGCATGGGTAACATTTTCTGATGAAATTATAAATGAACTCAAAGAACAAAATTTAGAACTAAAAAAACAACATCAAGGTATTGATAATTTAAGATCATATTTAGAAGAAAATAAATCTATTGTTGATTATTTTTATAATAAATTTATAAAAACTCTTACGCCATGAGGTTATTAAATGTTAACGGAACGCTCGTTAACAAAAACGTAAGAAAGTATCTAATAAATTGGGAAGGTAAAAGTAGAAGCAAGCTTCAGTATAAATTTAAGCAATTCTTTTATCCTTATTGGAAAAATCATATTGTTTATGAAGAGTTTCCAGTTTATGGGAGCATGCTTAAAGTTGATTTATTAAATGCAACAAAAAAGATAGCAGTTGAGATACAGGGTGAGCAACATGAATCTTTTAACAAATTCTTTCATGATAATTCTCGATTGAAGTATCTTCAAAGTATAAAAAGAGATGTTAAAAAAGAAAAATGGCTTGAAATAAATGAATTTAAATTCCTTCAACTCTACGAGACTGATTTAAAAATTTTATCACCACAATATATAGAAGAAAAATGTAATATTTTAATAATTTAGGTGTAAAAATATCTGGTGACAAATAAGAAAACATTTAATTTTCCAGATTCTCTTTTAAAGCAAATTGATGAATGCAGTTTTGGTGGATATATACTTTTTAATTTTTCAAGTAAAGGCCAACCTCAAGTTTTTACAAAATTTGATAATCAAATAAATGCAATGGCTCTTTTATATTATGTTAATACATGGAGTCAAAGCGTGGATCAATTAAATTTAGAAGCAACAACTGATCAAATAGCGAAGAAAAATTTAGAAGAAGATAATTTTGATGATTCCGAAGAAGATAAAGATTAAAAACTCTTGACTTTTATTTTTTAGTTTGGTATTATATAAAGCTGGATGATATACTCTTTACAAGTAGAAAGACATGTACTAAGCGGTTTATTAAGACATCAAGATTTATTTGCAGATATTGATGTATTTTTAACTGAAAATGACTTTTATAATGATGTTCACTCATCAATATATACTGTATTTAAAAATATTAAACATAAGGGTGAAAACGTAGATAAAGTTTTATTAGCTGAAAAGATCAAGAATCTTGGCATTACATTTAAAGATGAGATCAATATATTTGATTACATTGATAATTTAAGCTTTTCACAGATCACAGAAGAAGCTACAATGACAGCTTGCAGAGAATTAATCAAATTAAGAGTTCGTAGAGAAATATCCCAAACAGCAGATAAGCTAAAAGACTATGTAAACAAGAATTCTGAAGATTCAATGGATGAAATTATTGGTAAGATTGATCATATTTATAATAAGAAAATATCAGCATACTCAGAAAATGATATACCAATTAATATTTTCGCTGAAGTTGAAGATCTTGTAGAAGAAATTGGTAACTCTCCAAAAGAAGATACTGGGCTGATTACTCCATATTCTGAATTTAATAGAATGTATGGTGGTTTAAAAAATGGAAATATTTATGCGATTGCAAGTAGACCCGGACAAGGTAAATCAACTTGGTTAAATGATATTTGCTTTAAGACTTCAATCAACCCAAAGAATAAAACTAAAACTCTTATTCTTGATACTGAAATGCAAACTGTAGATATTCAATTGCGAATGGTAGCTTCATTAACAGATGTTCCAGTATGGTATCTTGAAACTGGTAATTGGCGAAAGAATGAAGAGATGACTAGAAAGGTAAGAGCTGCTTGGGCAAAAGTAAAAACTTATGAATATTTTCATTATCATGTAGGAAATAAAAATATTGATCAAGTATGCTCTATTATCCGCAGATGGTATCTTTCTAAAGTTGGCCGTGGAAATCAAGCTATGATTGCTTATGATTATATTAAATTAACTGGTGAAAAAGTTGGCGCAAATTGGGCAGAACATCAAGCTATTGGCGATAAGATTGATAAGCTCAAAAGAATTTCAGAAGAAATTCATTGTACAATTATTACTGCTATGCAGTTAAATCGAACTGGAGAAAGTTTTAACAGAAAAGCTAGTGAAGTTGTTGATGATAGTTCTGTAATCTCACTATCAGATAGATTACAATGGTTTGCATCATTTGTAGCGATCTTTAGAAGAAAGACTCTTGATGAGGTTACTCTCGATGGTCAAGCATTTGGCACTCATAAATTAATTCCAACTAAAACTAGATTCCAAGGAAAAGATGCTGCTGGGCATCAAGATTTAGTAAGAAGACTAGATTCTACTGGTAAAGAAACTTGGGCGCAAAATTATCTTAATTATCAAGTTACAAATTTTAATATTGAAGAAAGAGGATCATTACTCGATGTCGCAGAAAGACAAAGAGAACAATACGAATTAAATGATCAAAACGCAAATGATGGAGAATTACTATGAACGTAGATTTAATATCAGTTACAAAGCCCGAAATTAAAGGAATTAAAAATGCAGAAGATCTTGTAGCTTTCTGCGCCAGAGTAAGTAATCCATCAAATCAAATGAATGTTGAGACTGCTCCAAAACTTTTGAAATTCTTAATTAAGCACAAACATTGGAGTCCATTTGAACTTGTTGATATGTGTGTTGAAATTAAAACTAGTCGCGGAATCGCTGCTCAAATTCTAAGGCACAGATCATTTAGTTTTCAAGAGTTTAGTCAAAGATATAGCATTGCAAATGAGTTTGAAGACATTGAACTGCGACTGCAAGGAGATAAAAATAGACAAGTAGGCGAAATTCTTATGCCTACAAATACAGATGCGTATGATAAAGTTAATGAACTTCTTGTAGAATCTTTATCACTTTCTCAACATTGTTACGATACAATGATTGAAAATGGAGTTGCAAAAGAAGTCGCCAGAATGATATTACCATTAACAACTCAAACTACAATGTATATGAAAGGTTCGCTTAGAAGTTGGATTCATTACATTGAATTAAGAACAGAGCAAAATACTCAAAAAGAACATAGACTAATCGCAGAGAAATGTAAAAAAATCTTTATTAAAGAGTTTCCTCTAATAAGTGAGGCTTTAGAATGGATCAAGTAAATGTTTATCAAATCCTAACTGATCTAGGATATAAATTAAAAGATTGTGGAAAAGAGTATAGAGCTAGACCTCTTTATAGAGATAGCGATAATGATACTGTATTAAAGATTTATAAAGATACTGGTCATTGGTTTGATTTTAAAGAAAATATCAGCGGAGATTTTAGTTCCTTGGTCGGTATGACTTTGAAACTAGAAGATCCAAGTAAAGCTAAAGAATGGTTAAAAGATAAAAATTTTGCATTTCATCAGCCAAAAGAAGTCTCAAAACCGCTACTTAAATC